GGGCGACCTTCACCAGTGGGGTTGGCACGGGCGCGATCGTAGAATACGGCCTCCTCTCCGCTGCGGCGGCCGGTACCCTACTGAGCAGGGACACGGAGTCTGTCATTAACAAAGGCGCCAACGACACGCTGACGACCATCGTGCGTATAACTGTGGGATAACTCGTCCTGGGAGAGGTGATGTATGGCAAATCTATCCATCACCGTCACCAATACACTTGACGTCCACGGTCCAGCAGCCGCCACCGTCTGGAACACGTTTCTCTGGGGCGCTGCCAACTGGGGCCAGTCTGCAGACCTCGGCACACAGGTTGAGCACGTGGTGGATACGACTCTGTCTCCCACGTCCGAGCCGATGAAGCTGGTTACCAAGTTCGTCGATGACGAAGGCGTCTTTCTTGCCAGCGAGCTAGAGAAAATCTTTTATATGCTTGTCAACAATTCCATCACGCTCCTGGCCGATATGCAGAGTGAGCGTCTCCAGGAGTCCAACGGCTATTTCTACCTCTACCCTGACCGGACGACAGACGCTGAGAGTCGGGCCGTCAACACCTACACTGCCGGCACGGGGCCGGGGTCATCCTGGACACCGGTAGCCGCTGCCGCAACATCGTGGAGTTAGCATGACACCAGGCGAGGTGGCCGGTTTTGCCCGAGCCCAGTACAACGCTGTAGGCGATACCTTCTTCTCAGACGCAGAACTTTATTCGCTCGTGTGGATGGCTCAAAACGAGCTAGCCCGCGAAGCCAACGTCATTGAGCAGACCTACTCCACCACCGCGGTGGCAAGCCAACAGGCCTATAGCTATCCGTCGCTCACCATCAAAATCAAGCGCGTCACCTACGACGGCTACGCCCTCCAGCCGATCACGTTCCGCGAAGACGACATCTTAACGGCCGGAGACGCTGCGACGACACAGACGGGTAGCCCGATGTATTACGCGGTATTTGACAATGTCATTTATCTGCGTCCAACCCCTGACGCAGCCAATGCACTGGTAATCTTCGGCTATAGCGAGGCCCAAGAGGTGTCGGCCCTGTCTACGCTCGAGGTCCCCACCCACTTTCATCAGAACCTAGCCGACTTCCTTCTCTGGCGCATGGCCATTAAGGACAAGAATTACACGGGCGCCGAGTACTTCCACCAGACGTGGAAAGAGACGGTAAAATTAGCCAAGGCGTGGTCCAAAAAGCGCCTTCGTGGGGACTCTAACGCCCACGTCGTGCCTGAGCCGGGGGACTTCCCATGACCACAGAATACAATGTGGTCTATCCCCCTAGGGGGCGGGCCATGTTGGACGGAGGGCTCAACAACAAGTTTGAGCGCTCCATTATCGCGGAGAATGAGTCTCCCGACTGCATGAACGTCGTCTTTACCAACGGCGCTGCAGCGACGCGTCCCGGGTCTACCAAGCTCAATACCATGGCTATCGGTACGTTCACTGGTGACGGACTTTATACCAGGCGCGACCGCACAACGGCTGAGACCATGGTTGCTTTCGCTGGCGGCTCGATGTGGACGCTTGGGACGACGACATTCACCACGGTTCCTAGCGCGACGTCGGTCTTTACCGCTGGCATCCGCGTGGGGACCGTTCAGTACGAAAACCATATGTTCATTGGTAACGGCGGGGTGACTCCCTACAAGTACAATGGCGCTCACTTCACCCGTCACGGGGTGCCGGCACCGACGACGACGTCAACGGTCGCAAGTATAGCGACAGGCATCTTGACCGGAGAGTACCGCTACAAGGTCGCCTTCGTGAACTCGGCAGCCGTTTATGGCGACGTCGGCCCGGCGACTGCGACATTCGTGATTTCTGGCACCGCAACGCTTCGGCTCACGAGTATCCCCGTGGCTTCGTTTACCAGCTATGGGGTGAACGCTAGGCGGATTTATCGGACCGACACCAGCGGCACGGTGTTCAAGCTTCTGACGACGCTGGCTGACAACACGACCACGACCTACGATGACAATACTGGGGACGGGTCTCTCAGCACTGTGGCCCCTACCGACAACGGCGAGCCGCCGAAATGGTCGGTGGCCTGCTACCACCAAAACCGTCTCTTTGTTAACGATACGGCTAACCCCAACTTTATCTGGTACTCGGAGATCTTTGAGCCCTACACGTTCGCCTCCACCAACTTCATCTTGGTTGGCGATGCCTCGAGCGACCTCGTCCGCGGGCTGGATACCTATAACAACGCCATCCTGATCAGCTGCGAGAACTCGCAGCATCTCCTGAACATGCCGAGCACCGATGACGCGGACTGGGGAACCATCCGCATCTTGAGCAACTACGGCACCAAATCGCCTTACGGTGCGTTTCTCTTCAGTAACCGGATCATGCTGCCGGCCATGCAGAACTCTAAGTTTGCGGGCTTTGCTGCGGTCAGAGGCGAGAGTCTGGACCCCGAGGCTACGGCATTGATGTATGCGGCAGCAGGGAGCGACCTGCAATCGGACCGTATCGAGCCGGACATGTTCCTGATCCAGGAGAGCTACGTCGGCAACATCTCGGCCATGGTGTTTAAGAACAAGGCCTACATCACGACTACATATGGCGCCAACAATACAACTAATAACCGCGTCTACATCTTCGACTTCTCCAGGAGCAACCTGGCCAAGCGGCAGACCGAGGCGTGGTCACCGATCGACGGCTTGAACGCGGCGCAGTTCACCATCTACGGCGGCAAGCTCTACTACATCTCGTCCACGGCTACAGGCTTTGTCTATGAGCTGGAGACCTCGCTCTATAGCGATGACGGCGGCGCCATCAACTCCTACCTCTGGACCAAGGAATTCTCCGGCAACCCCGGACACGAGAACCTGCAGAAGGACTTCCGCAAGGTGAAGCTGCTGGTCGACAAGGCCGGCGCCTACTACATGAACCTCTCGTATCGCGTGGACTCAGACAAGGGCGTCGGCACGACGGTCCAGGTTGACCTAAACCCTGGCTCGACGATTTGGAATTCCTTTACCTGGGGCTCGGCTCTCTGGGGTGGCGGCACCGACCAGCAGGAGATAACCATCCCGCTGGGCTCGGTTACCGGCAAGCGCATCCAGTTCAAGTTTTCTAACCAGAACGCGGTCAACCAGCGCTTCAAAGTCCACGGCCTTAACTACACGTACAACATCAAGGGGACCAGGTAATGGCCGATCCTAACGACGTTAAAGACCAATTTGCCGTTGCCAGGCAGCGCGCTGCTCAGGGCGAGGCCGGCAACCTCCAGCGGCAGCGTGACGCTATGGCAAGGCGCTCGGCTCAGTTGGGCGGCGGGCCTTCGGGGGCACTGATCAAGCAAGAGGCGATTGCACAGGATCAAAGCGCGCAGCGGCTTCAGGGGGCTAACGAAGGTATTGACGCGGCCCAGAACGCCGAGAATCGCCGTATCCGGGAGATGGAGGACGCGCGTAAGTTCCAGACGAGCGAGCGTCTTGGCGGACAGGAGTTCGCGTCTGCTCAGCGCGAGGCATCGCAGGGCTTTGCGGCAGCGCAGAGGGAGCAACAGAACAAGTTTGGCGCGCAGCAGTCCAACGTTGAAGCGTCCAGGGCTGAGGCCATGCGCTTGCAACAGAACATCTTCGGATCTGAACAGGCGGCGATTGGCCGGGATGAGTCCGAACGTCAAGCGCGGATTGCGCAGGGAATCCAATCAAGTCAGTTCTCCCAGACTCTTGACCGGGACTGGCAGAAGTTCCAGCACGAGATGATGGTGGACGACTTCAATATGAAGATGGCGAACAAAATGGCGAATGAGAAGGACCCGCTCGAAAGACTGCTAAGTGGGGATGGTATTAACGGGGGGGGTTGGAAAGGCGCCGCACTGGGTACCGCCGTCGGCGGTGTTCCCGGTCTAATTCTCGGTGGCGGGGCCGGGAAAAAATACAAATTCTAAAGGGGTCTTAAAATGGCTGGCGTAGCTCCGTATCAAAAGAAACCAGGACTTATGCAGTCCGTTTTGCCCATCGCTGGGACAGTGGTTGGCGGCATGGTAGGCGGCCCCGTCGGTGCTGCGGCTGGCGGTGCGATTGGCGGCAAGCTGTCTGAATCTGGACCCGGCCCTGGCGCTGTCGTCAGCGACGCCAACCAGCTGGGCCCTAACGTTCCAAACGGTCCGTTTGGGGAAAACATTACAGGGAGGGCGGCGATGGAGCGTCGGCTAGCGCCACCGCCACCAAGTCAGGCCATCGACAACGCCAACCAAGCGTTGACGCAGCTCCCTCCAGAGCAGCAGCAGAAGTACGGCCCGATTCTCCGTCGCGCCAAAATGCTGGACGAGCAGCAGACAGGAGTCGTCTAAATGGCTGGCGTCATGAACCCAGGTCACCGCGTCAACGGCACGCTCCTGGACTACGTCCTCAAGGGCGTGCAGGTGGCGGCGGATGTTTATGGCGTCAAGCAGAGGGGGGAGTCACTGGATTTGCAGCGGGAGGAGCTGGAGCAGACGAAGGGGCTGAAGCAGAGCGCGCTGCAGCAAGCAACCGCCAAAGACAGTGCCTTAGCGACGGCTCGTCAAACAGAACTTGACCGCAGGGCCAAGGCTGAAGCCGATAAGCTCGCCTACACCAAAGAAAACGATCTAGCCAACCGGAAGCTAAAAGAGCGGGAGCTGGCGCAGGGTGCTGCGAATTCCGCAGCCAAAACGACTAAGGCGACGGTAGACAAGTCGTCCATGGAGGGACGCCTTTCCGGTCTCAGCGGTGAGGAGAGGAAGCGCTTAGATAGCTCGGCTCAAGGTCTGAATGCCGTTCAAAATATGGCGGCTGCACTAGAGGCCGGCGACTGGACCGTTAATCCTATCGGAGACAACAACTACACACTCGCTAGAACCAACTATGTGGAAGCTATTGGCCGTATGCAGTCTGGCGGCGCTATCAATAACGACGAAGCCGAGAAATTTAGGAGCCTGGCCCCCGGTCCGATGGATTCCTCCGAGATGCAGCAGACCAAACTAAAAGAGGCCTACACCGAAATGGCTCTGCGGATGAAAAACCTTGGGTTTACCCCTGAGGAGATGGCTGCCGAGCGGAGTGGCGTCAAGGTTCCCGATAGCATCGGGTCGAAGAAAGACATGAGCGGCACGGCTACCGCAGCGGCTCCTCCTAAAGGGAAGGTCTGGGTATCGAACGGCAAAGAAACTCTAGAAGTTAATGCATCTGATGTAGCTGCCGCAAAAGCAGATGGCTATACACCTGTTGGCGGCGCCTCTGGGAGTTGGAAGTGAGTTGGAAGGAACGGGCTAAGCCCGTCGAAACAGCCACAGCCCAAGGCGGCGCCAGTGATTGGCGTTCGCGGTCTAGATCTTTGGGGCCAACAGCCAAGGCTGAGCCTGAAGGCTTTACACTAGACCACTCTGGCGCCGTCATGCGCGGTGCCGCTCAGGGCGCAACCCTCGGTTTCGCCGACGAAGCCACAGCCGCTCTAGGCGGCGCCTTTGACGCGACACAGGCAGCCCTAGGGATGCGCGGCGACATCAGCCTAGCCGACGCCTACAGCACACGCCGCGATTCGATAAGACGTGCTGACGCCAAGGCCGAGAAAGATCACGCAGGACTTTACACTGCCGGCAATATTGCTGGAGGGGTGGCCACAGCATTCGTACCGGGCCTGGGCGCGCTGAATGCCGGCAAGGGTGCAAAGCTGGCCGAAGTCGCCGGGAAGGGAGCGCTGCAAGGCGCTATTCAGGGGGCCGGCAACGCGCAAGACTGGACAGACATTCCGGCCGAAGTTGTGCGCGGCGGCACAACGGGCGCAGCCTTTAGCTCGGCACTACACGGCGCCGTTAAGGGCGGCAAGTATATTGCGAAAAATGCAGCGCCATGGGCCGCAAATGTTTTCGGCGGTGTAAAGCCGTCTAACCTTAATGCCTATGTAGAAAACGCAGACCGCATAAACGCAGTCGGCGCCCTACCTGAAACGTCGGTCCAGGACGCTGTTGACGCGGGCGTAGCTCGGGTAACCGGCGACAGCGCTGACCTTGCCAGCCAAGCCAGCAAGATCGAAGATGGCTTAAACGAGGCATACAAGGCCAAGCAAGCACAACTCATTGGCTCAGCGACGCCGCTGGAGAAGGCCAAAGAGATGACGGCGACGCTACAGGCGCAAAAGGGCTACCTCGGCTCGCTATCTGATCAGGCGGACGACGCACTTGTAAGAAGCGGGCAGGTCTTTCAAAAGAAGGACCTCCTCAGGTCTATCGACAAAATCGGCGGCGGCCAGGGGGCGGCCATCGGTGACGAGGCCCATGCGGCGCTATCAAAGTTACAGGTAACGCGCGACAGGATCGTCGCACAACTGCCAGATCAGATTCCGGCCGTGCAAATGCGCGACGTCCTTAAGCAGCTACGTAAGGACGTAAACTTTGATATGGGTGCCGGCGAGTTCAACGACACGCTAAACGGCATGCGTAAGGACTTCACCAAGCAGATTAGCGGAGCCCTTAAGAAGGACGCTGCCGGCAACCCGTCAGAATACGCAGCGTACATGGACCGTATGTCTGATCTGGCCGACAACCTCGGCACCATGAATCGGTACTTCGGCGATGAGTCTAAGGCCCTCGGCTCTCTAGAAACGCTTCGGAAGGGCGGCCCCAGGGCTCAGCTCATTGACGACGCGCTAAAGAACCACGCGTTAGTGAGTTCGGATCAGACGCTGCTAAAGCACCTTGACGAGGTAAAAAAGAGCCACGCGCTCCTCGGCCGTATGAAGTCTGGCGAGGACCTTCGGTCCGAGCTGTTCCCCGACCAGTGGAAGGCGCTGCAAGAAGCAACGGCCAACTCACAGATGGGGCAAGGAATCGCCGAAGGCGTTGAACGCCTAGGCCCCAACCGCACGCAGGCGGTCGTCAAGAACATGGGCGGCGGTAACGCCAATATCGTCGATCGTCGTGCCTTGGAAAATCTGTCGCAAGCCACCGGCACCAATCACCTTCAAGACATTGCCGACAAGAACGTTTTCGATAGCTTTAAGAAAGGCCAAACCGCCGGCTCACGGATGGCCGTTATGGGCTCCACCGTTGGCGGCGCCATCGGCTATAAATTGGCCGGAGGCACTGGCGCTACTGCTGGAGCGGCGCTAGGCGCAACCCTCGGCGGCACCCTCGACAAATACGGACCGGCTATCGTCAAGGGTACGGCAGACTCAGCGCTGGCCATTAAGAAATTGCTCGCCAACAGCGAAGCAGTAAAAAGACTTGGCCCCTATGCCGGGAAACTGCGCGAAGCTGCCAGCAAGGGAAATTATGAGCTAGCGTTAGTGAATCAGGCGTTGCTCCGCACTGACCCGGCATACCGCAGCATTTTCAAAACCGATAATCATCAACAGAAAAAAGAAACAGCCGTGGAACGGCGTCTAAAGGGGAACTAACCATGGCCAGCCCTTCTTACACGTACACACTCACCAACGGCACGACGGCCGACGCC